TGTTGCTTCAGACGAGTGGGTAATAACCCACACACTCGGAGGGCATCCAGCTGTAACCATTGTCGATTCTGCAAATACTTACGTTATCGGTGAAGTACAATATGACAGTACGACGCAGATTACTTTATTGTTTTCTGCGCCATTCTCGGGGTACGCATATCTGACATAAAGGCGAGGGCCAATGGCAACAAAATTTCTTACAAATCTTGACCTAAACCAGAACCAGCTGGTCAATGCCACATTTGAGGTAGTCGGTACAGACCCAAATACCGGCAACTTCGAAGGTCGGATGATTTATAACAGCACAACCGACTCTATCAAGGTCTACGGCAATGGGGCGTGGCGCGCATTTGTAAACAGCGTTACAAGTGGCGGTTCATATACAGACGCAATTACGATTTCTGAATCAAATGGTCAAGTAACCCTAACACTTAACCTTGCAGATACAGATTCTGCCGGTTTGCTTTCTTCTTCATTCTGGAACGCACTTAACGATGCAACATCTGAAGCAACAGCATCAAAAATTGCAAAGCGCGACGCTAACGGAAACATTAAGGTCGCAACCCCAACAGATGCTGCCCATGCTGCTACAAAGGGTTACGTAGATGCAGCCCGTCAGGGTCTAGATGTTAAGCAGTCAGTTCGTGTAGCAACAACCGGCCCTGTCAACATTGCGTCAGACCTTGAGGAAGGCGATACTCTCGACACAAGTGTTACCCTTGTTGCCGGCGACCGCGTCCTTGTTAAGAACCAGTCAACAGCGTCGCAAAACGGTATTTATGTTGTTCAGGAAACTGGAGCAGCAGTTCGTGCGGCCGATGCAAACGGCACTGCTGACACTGGAACGGTTTCAGGTGGAACCTTCACCTTCGTTGAAGAAGGAACAGTAAACGCTGATTCAGGCTGGGTTGTTTCAAGCAATGGTTTGATTAACGTCGGTTCAGATGCAATGAACTGGGTTCAGTTCTCCGGCGCTGGACAGGTCGTTGCTGGCGACGGTCTAACAAAAGACGGAAATACGCTAAACGTCGGTGGAACTACTGACCGCATTACTGTTACGGCAAATGCCGTAGACATTGCCTCTACATATGTCGGCCAGGCAACCATTACCACTCTTGGCACCATTACAACTGGTACATGGAATGGCGCAGACATTGCAGTCGCCGACGGTGGTACCGGTTCATCAACTGCTGCCGGTGCTCGTACAAACCTTGCAGAAACATCAACTTCTGGACAGACAACAACAACCCCGGTTCTTGCAAGAATTGCAAAACAGGGTTGTGCTGCTTCTTCTGTTGGTGTATCTACCACTACCGTTGTTCATAACTTTGGAACAACAGACGTAATGGTTCAGATTTATGAAGTTGCAACCGGTGCTACTGTTTATGGAGATGTAACTCGCTCCAACAACAACACCGTATCTGTTGTTTTGAACGGAACAATTTCTGCTAACGATTACACAATCGTAGTAACAGGCTGATAAAAAGCCCTGAGGGGCTTCAATCAGAGAAACGACCGAGGTCATGGCTCAAAAATTTACAACCCCAATTACTATTAAGCAGCTTTCTTCTGCTGGCTCAGATGGGTTGACAATTTACCTTGACGGAGAAACGTACGCAAGACTTCAGGTTCAGGCTGGTGGGCGCCTTGTTTGGGGTGATGGCACTGCTGCTGGAGACGTAAATCTATATAGAGACGAAGCCAATGTATTAAAAACAGATGACACTCTTAAGGTTCCGGCGATATTTATCGACGGAATTGAGATAGATACATCAGGGGTTACAGAGGGTCAGTTTCTTAGATTTGATGGGGCTAAGTTCATTCCGTATACGGGGGCTCTTGGCCCAACAGGAGCAACTGGACCGGTGGGTGCAACCGGTGCAACTGGACCAAAAGGTGATGACGGTTATGTGGGTTCTGATGGAGCCACTGGCGCGACCGGACCTACTGGTGCAACAGGTCCAGAGGGCGCTACTGGTGTAACTGGACCAAGCGGCCCAGATGGTGCTACTGGTCCAATGGGCGCGACAGGACCAGTTGGACCAGAAGGCGCTACTGGCGCAACTGGACCGAGCGGTGAAACTGGTGCTACTGGTCCGGATGGCGCTACTGGGGCTACTGGCCCTGAAGGCGCAACGGGCGCAACGGGTCCAACTGGTGAAACAGGGCAAACTGGGGCAACTGGGGCAACTGGGCCAACTGGTATTACAGGTGATACAGGACCAACTGGTGCGACCGGAGCAACCGGTCCAGTTGGTGCAACTGGTGCAACCGGTCCTATTGGTGCTTCTGGACCGGGTGGACCGGCCGGTGTTCGTTCTGGTTTTGGTTGGTATTTCGATACTGACACTACAGACAGCATCCCAGACAACGCATTTTTTAAGTTTAATTCATCTACCATGTCTTCTGTTACATGGATTTATGTACACAATGTTGACCTTTATAACAATAACCAGAGTGCGTGGCTTGAATCACTTGACGGTTCAACGGACTCATTCAAGGGATATATCTCGATGCAGCGCGCAGCCTCTTCTGCTAACTACGGCGCTGTATTTGGTGTAACGGGCTCTGTTGTTTCGGAATCTGGTTATCACAAAATACCTGTTACGCACATAAGTGGTTCCTCCCTGCCTGGCTATTTTGATGACTTAAATTTCCTTTTTTATAGAACTGGCAATGTCGGCGGCATAGGTGCAACTGGACCAACTGGCGCTACGGGCCCGGTTGGTGCAACCGGAGATACAGGACCAACGGGAGCTACTGGTCCAGAAGGGGCAACAGGCCCAATTGGCGCGACTGGAGACACGGGTTCAACTGGTGCCGCTGGTCTTACAGGAGCTACTGGTGCAACTGGGCCAATGGGAGCTACTGGCGATACTGGGCCGACTGGGGCGACCGGTCCAGATGGCGCTACTGGAGCCACCGGCCTGACAGGAGCCACAGGAGACATCGGTCCAACTGGCGCAACTGGCCCAACTGGCGCAGTCGGAGCAACTGGCGCAACTGGCGCAACTGGCGCTACTGGAGAAATAGGACCCACTGGTGCTACTGGTCCAGTTGGCGCTACTGGTCCAGTCGGAAACTTGAACTCTCATGAATCTGTACACGTTGCTACTGCAGCAGCGCTTCCCAATAGTCCTACATATACGGCTGGTTCTGCTGATGGCAATAATGGCTATGGTGTTAATGCTTATCTTGAAGCAAGCACATATGGTGCGCTAGTTATCGATGGCCATACCGTTGGCGAAACTGACCGTGTCTTAGTTAAGAATCAACTTAATCAAATTCATAATGGTATTTACCGGGTAACAAATCCAGGCGGTAGCTCCGCCTATTGGCGCATGTATCGCGCCAATGACTTCGACAACTCGACTGGTCCAGAAGTATCAAACGGCGACTATTGCTTTGTTTCTCAAGGAACTGCCAATGGGGGAACATCATGGATGATGAACTCCTACGGTACAAATACCGACGAGTCAATAAAAATTGGCACAGATGGAATGAATTGGGTCAATGTTGGTGGCGCTGGTCCAGTTGGACCAACCGGAGCAACGGGTGCTGGAGGTGCGCTTGGTTACTGGGGCTCTTTTTACGACACTACAACACAATCAGTATCAACTGTAAATACAAAAACTTTTGTAACTTACGATTCCTACACTGGGTACAACGGAATACATATTGTCGATGGTTCAAAAATTACATTTGACCATGTTGGCGTTTATAATATTCAGTTCTCTGCACAGCTGTACAACAATGGTGGTGGCGGCAACGGCACAACTGTTCGCATCTGGCTAGTGAAAGATGGGACAGATGTTCCCGACTCTGCCGGCACTGTAAACGTTCCGACAAATAACCCATTCACTGTTACTGCCTGGAACTATGTCGATGAAGTAACTACTGCTGGAAGTTATTACCAAATTGCTTGGTCAAGCGACAATACGAATATTGTGATGCTTCACAATACTTCCGCATCTCCAGCACCGGCTATTCCTTCAATCATTGTCACCGCAACACAAGTGATGTATACACAAGTTGGACCAACCGGTTTAACTGGTGCAACTGGCCCAACAGGATTGACTGGCGCAACCGGCGTTACTGGTGATACTGGGCCAACTGGCTTAACTGGCGCTACGGGCCCAGTGGGGGCTACTGGCGCTACTGGTGTTGACGGTGCTACGGGCCCCACTGGTTTAACTGGTGCAACTGGACCAGTCGGTGCAACTGGAGCTACTGGAGTGGTTGGCGCAACTGGACCGACAGGTGTTACCGGAAATACAGGTGCGGTTGGTGCGACTGGAGCAACTGGACCTGTAGGGGCAACTGGACCAGCAGGAGCAACTGGACCAATAGGCGCAACTGGTACAACTGGTACAACTGGAGCAACCGGACCAACAGGGGCAACTGGCCCTGCTGGAACAATTATTGTTTCAGATACTCCTCCATCTTCTCCTTCTGTTGGAGATGTCTGGTTTGAGTCAGACACGGGAAAAACGTTTGTTTACTACGACTCGTATTGGGTCGAAACTAACGGCGGAGGTTCAGGTTCTGTTCAGGAAACATCGCTGACAACAAATAGTGCAACAACGATTACAAGTTTTAGCAAGACAGCAATGAGAAGCGGTGAGTTCCTTATTCAGGTAACCCAAGGGACTAAATACACTGTGTCAAAAGTTCTTTTAATCCATAACGGAACAACACCAACATTGTCTGAATATGGAGTTATAGAGCTTGGAACAACTCGCATTCCACTCACTGTTTCAGCAGCAATAAGCGGTTATGACGTTCTTCTACAGGCGACAGTTACAGATGCTGCATCAACAAACGCTTCAGTTAAGGTCGTATCAAGTTTGGTAGGTTTATAGACATGTTGATTCAAATTTATGGATGGCCAATCTCGACAACCGGAGAGTCAGCACAGACGCAAGAGGAGCTGGCTCAGGCGCTTCGTGAAATGCGTGATGTGCTTTTAAAAGAATCTGACTGGACGCAAATGCCGGATTGTCCTCTGTCGGAAGAAATTAAAAATGATTGGCGCATATGGAGACAAAGCATGAGGGATATAACCTCAACAGTTTCCTATCCTCTTGAAAACACAATTCAGCTGCCATTGACTCCACTAACTGGCCGTCCAGCGTCATGGGACAACTGGGACTTAACCAATGGAATCACACCATGGGGTGTCAGGTCGGACAATATTCCATCGGACGGTGAACAATAATGGCAAGAACAAGATTTACGGTTAAAGAAGGAATATCGGTTGCTGATGACAATGCAGCGGGCGGCTACCCATTAATACCAGCCGGAAGCATTATTGCTTTTGCTGGTTCTACTGCCCCAGAGGGCTGGTTAATGTGCGACGGTTCTGCGGTAAGCAGAACAACATATGCAAACTTATGGGCGCTAATAAACACAACCTATGGAAGCGGCAATGGCTCCACTACTTTCAATGTGCCAGATATGCGTAGCCGCATGCCAATCGGCGCAGGCAGTGGAACTGGGTTAACAGCAAGAACTCTTGCTGCTACTGGGGGAACGGAAAGCGTAGCTATAGCCTCTGGAAATTTACCTACACACACGCACACGATAAATCACGACCACGCATCAACCGATTCTGGAAATCAGAGCGCCGACCACTATCACTCTGTTAATCCACCAAATACAACTTCAGGCAACGACAATACCGAACATACCCATGCAATAGACCCAGGAAATACTGCTTCCGGAACTGTTAGCGCTGACCATGCCCATACAACAGACACACACTCTCACTGGCATGCTATTTACTACATCACAGATGCGGCTTCAGGAACAGCAAAAGCTAGAGCAACTGCGGCTGGAACCACCTTAGGAAACCCTGGAGCAACCGACTATCAGTCGCACTCGCATACAACTGGCGGAGCTAGTGCAAACCATACTCACGACACAGATATAGCATCGTTTGCACTAGC